TAGTGAGCAGTTGGTTCAATAATGTTATCATCGACCCATCCTGTTGCACTGTTTACTGCACCAGCAGCATCATTATACGCATCTTCTATATCGTGTCCCCATGTGGACGGATTGTACCAACTCATTTTGTTTTCCTTTTTAAATAATTATCTTCCTTGACCACGATACTTTTTGTATCCGCGTTTTGTAGATTTATTCATACTACTAGTTTTAATCATTGAATGTTTTGCGCCGATACTGGTCTTCTTTTTCGTCCTCTCGACGACAGACGACCCTATTGCTGAACGTGCCATAACAACCTCCCAATCGTTATATTGTATTTACCAAAATAAAGTCACAAAAAAAGGCTGCATAAAGCAGCCTTTTTGAAATGTGAAAAATCCAATTAGAACTTTACACTAAATCCTAGTCCAAGCTCTTGATCTGTTTTGTCAAAGTCTTTGTCCATTTCACGTGTCACAGTTGCCGTAACTGCGGCTGATTCTGTAAGATTGTATGCTACACCAACAGTCGCATGACTATCAGCCGCATCAAAATCTAAGTAATCACCTTCTAATGATTTATAATCATAACCTAGTTCTGCAAAAGGTTTATATGAACCTATTGTTTTTTCAACACCGACTACAGGTGAAAAACGCAGTTCTTCGGTAGCAAAATTATCACCCCAGTCATAACTTACACCAGCACGTAAATAGGCAATATTTCCTTGAATTGTAGACGATGCAGTTGCTCTGTAATCCATATCTGTCCCTGTTTCAATAAATGTTACACCAAAGTTAATGCCATCACCATTCGTATGAATATCTAGTGTTTGTGCATCATCGCCATAATCTGTAGTATTACCAGTTGTAAGACTTAGTCCCCAAGTTGTACTATCAGCACTTATGCTGTAGGCAGTGTTGTCATAGTCATCAGCCATTACAGCAGATGACATCAAAACGGCCATTGCGGCCGTTGCAAATGTCTTTTTCATTAATTTTATCCTTCTAGCTTTTCATGAAAAGAGTTTAGTTTATACTAAACTACAAACTAATTATCTTGGATGGAAAATCTCTATTGCAAAAGTGAAACGACTTTTCTGTTGCCAGGTAAGTCGCCAACCCCTACGTGCCTACACTAGGCCGCTAGTGCCATTTCTGGCTGATAGTTATCATTTGCAACTATAAGTTTTCTTCGCGATAACCGTGCTTAGATCCGGGCAACTCCACGTTCTCTCTTACGCCTGTCGATCCTATTTCGCCCCCATCATAAGCACACTCCGTAAATGTGTTTATGGTGGAGGCGCCGGGTACTGCCCCCGGGTCCAGTTCGTTGTTGATTGGCTTCAACGTTACAGTCTATTTATAACACTATTTTAGTCTAGTGTCAATCAAAAAATAAACTTTTTGCATTGCCTGCGATAATCATACAACATGTTATAATATGAAGTATGATCCAAAAGGTGCGAAAAGCCAGAGCCTTCCTTACATCGTCTTGTGTTATCGGAAGAAACTCTGGCTTATCGTCGTCTGTGATGCCAACTGGCATTCCAACAGTTCTAGCCCATAATTTAAGCCAGCGCCGTTGTCCACTCATTACATTGAGTTCTTTTTCTCTTGAATTTCAGCTCTACGTGATTTAGTCAACTTTCCTAAATCTCCTAGTGCTTTACGGGCTCTTGCAGCGGCTGCCTTTACACCTTTTTCATCAAAGGTTTCTGCTTCTGCTAGATAGTTATTAAACGCCTGTACGATTTGCTCATGAGTTGTAGTCATTATTTTTTCTCCTATATTATACTGTTAAGCCAGTAGTGCTTTCTATGTATTGTTTTGCCATACCTGATTCGGTTTTTGCAATAAACATTACCGCCTCTGTATTTAGAGTGATAATACTTTCCTGGTCGACTGTAAATGCCCAAGGCACTAATCCAAGTCCTCCATTTGCGGCTGTGAGTGCCATCGGTTTCTTTATCTTGAGTTTAGATCCTTCTTCGCTATCTAACCTTGCAATAATTTCTTCCCCAGCGGCTGTTTTGATAGTGACAGTGTCACCTACTTTATATGGTGCTTCAATAAGCATTATTGTCCGTGTCCTGTTCCGTTAAAGTTTGTGTTTTCAATATAGTCAGCTAATTGATCGTAGCCGCCAATATATTTTCCTTGTAACCAAATTTGTGGAACGGTCCTTGGTTGTGGTAAACCTTCTGCACTGCATTGTTCAAACAGTTGTTCTGGCTCCCAGCCTGATCCAAATGACCTTTCTTCAAATTGTATTTCTAATTTATTCAATAGAGCCTTAGCCTTTGTGCAATTTGGACAAGAAGGCTTACTCCAAACTATAGTTTTCATAAACTAAATCCTTTAAGTTTATCTTTGTCAACATCTTGTTTGATGCCACCAATGATATATGATTCAACTTCGGTTTCTTGTGGGGCAACTTGTAGTCCTGAACTATTCAACCAGTGTTGTGTCCACGGTAATGGATTTGTATTTACTGGTGCATCAAAAATAGTATTGTATCCTAGTGCTTTCAGTCTGCGATTAGCAATGTGTTCAACATACTGATGTAATAGGGCTTCGTTCAGTCCTATGATACTTCCGTCTTTGAACAAATAGTTTGCCCAAGACTTTTCTTCTGCTACACAAGTTCGCCACATTTCATATACTTCTTCTTCGCACTCTTTTGCAATACTAACCATTTCAGGATCATCCTTACCTGATATCCAATTTTTAAGAATGTGTGTACTAAGTGCAAGGTGTTGTGCTTCGTCACGAGCAATAAGTGAAATAATCTTTGCACTACCTTCCATAAGTTTGAGTTCGCCAAAGGCAAATGTGCAAGCAAATGAAACATAGAAGCGTAATCCTTCTAGAATGTTTACATTCATCATTGCAAGGAACAACTTCTTTTTAACATCACGCATCGATCCTTTGTTATTATGGGTAAATGCGTCCGCGGCTTCAGTGAAAGCATCATAGTTTTTTGTAACACTGGTTGCTCTCTCAATAATCTTTTCATCATCTAGAATAGTATCAAATACTTCAGTTGGATCCGGATACACGTTTTTCATAATATGTGTATACGACCGTGAGTGAATTGTTTCGAAGAAGTCCCAAGTAACAATACAGCCTTCTAGCTCAGGTAATGATACATGCGGTAGAAATGCTAGGCATGGACCACGTCCCTGTACACTATCAAGCAGTGTTTGATACTTGAGATTTGATGTAAAGATATGCTTTTGCTCTGGACGGAAGTTAGCAAAGTCTGCACGATCTTTTTGTAGGCTTACTTCTTCTGGTCGCCAAAAGTAACCAAGCATAGTTTGATTAAGTTTGTCAAACACAGGGAAACGAAATGTATCGTATCTCTGCGTATTTTGATCTGCTCCGAAGAACATGTTTTGTTTTGTAAAGTCTACTTTTTCTTGATTGAATACAGTCTTTGCCATTTTTTCATCCTTATAATACTATTATACATCTTTTTGATATACAGTCAACCTCTAAATTGCACACGCTTCGCAAAGATCGTCCTCTTCTTCAGTAGACTGAGGTAATTCTACTGCTTGCGGTGCTTCTTCCTCTATCATATCACCATCAGTCTTATAATCATAAGTGTTTTGATAGTAACTTGTTTTCCAACCATATTTGTAAGTGTTTAGCATATCTTGTAGCATTACACTCATGGGTACTTCATTATTCTCAAAATGTGTTGGGTTGTATGACCAGTTACCACTAATGGCTTGGTCAAAGAACTTTTGCATCACTGCAACTACGTTGATATAACCTTCGTTGCTAGGCATGTCCCACAACAGGGTGTAGTGCGCCTTAAGACTTTGATATTGTGGAACAATCTGCTTAAGAGGCCCTTTCTTTGACTTCTTAACGGACAAGTATCCTCTAGGTGGCTCAATTCCGTTTGTTGCGTTCGACACAACGGAACTGCTCTCCGATGGCATCTGTGCGGACAATGTGCTGTGCCGTAAGCCGTATTCGGTAATGTCTTTTCTAAGAGCAGACCAATCATAATTTAATTTATTCTCCACAATAGTATCTACATCCTTTTTGTATGTATCAATAGGAAGGATGCCATCGGAGTATTTAGTTCTATCAAAATATTCACATGCTCCGCGTTCTTTTGCGAGTTTATTACTTGCCCTAAGTAGATAGTATTGGAATGCTTCTGTTAGATCGTGTACCAGTTGCCATGCATCTTTATCATCATACTTGACATGATTTTTTGCAAGATAGTGAGCAAGACCAATATAGCCAACGCCTAATGAGCGTCTCGCTTTGGTGCTAATCTCTGCCGCTTTGATTGGATAACGCTGATAGTCAATAATTTCTTCTAGCGCACGGACAGCAAGATCGCACAATTCCTCTAAATCATCTAATGACTTTAAGGTTCCTACATTAATAGCACTTAGAATACACAAAGCGATTTCGCCTTCGGGATCATCAATATGGTTAAGCGGCTTAGTCGGTAGTGTAATCTCTTGACACAAGTTACTCATGTATACAGTATCTTTGAATGAACTGTGAGTATTCGCATGATCTACATTCATAATGTAGATACGTCCTGTCTCTGCACGTTCTTTGATCAGTGCAGAGAACAATTCCATAGCATCAATCTTCTTCTTTCTAATGCTGGTCTTTCTTTCGTACATCTCATACAGTTCTTTGAACTTGTCCTGGTCAGAATAGAATGCATCGTATAAACCAGGAACATCCTGTGGACTAAACAATGTAATTTCTCCGCCCTCTAACAAGCGTTCATACATCAATTTATTAAGTTGAATTGAATAGTCTAGTTTACGAACACGATTGTCTTCTGTACCTTTGTTGTTTTTAAGCACTAGTATATCTTCAATTTCATAATGCCAAAGTGGGAAATGCACAGTTGCACTACCGCCACGTACACCATTCTGTGTACAACATCTTACTGTGCTTTCGAATTTTTTGAGGAATGGGACGATTCCGGTGTGTGCGACTTCCCCTCCACGGATTTTCGAATTGACTGCACGTATCCTGCCACTGTTGATTCCGATACCCGCCCTTTGGGCAGTATAACGGCCGATAGCCATATCACTGGCAAAAATAGAATCAAGAGTGTCAGCAGAATCCACAAGTACACAAGATGCAAACTGTCGTACAGGAGTCCTAACCCCAGCCATGACCGGCGTCGGGATATTGATTTTAAATAATGAGGTCGCATCGTAATACCTCCTTACGTAGTATAGTCTGTCCTCTTTTGGGTAGTTAGCAAATAAAGTTGCGGCAATCATCATATACATATATTGCGGAGTTTCAAACAGTTGTCCTGATGACCTATCTTGACAAAGGTATTTGTCAACCACTTGACGCAACCCTGCATATGTAAAGTTTTCATCACGTTTATGATGTATATAACTATCTAATTTTTCTAGTTCATCTGGTGTGTATGTTTCTAGAATTTCGGGATCATAAACGCCACGCGAAATATTTTCTTTAACCATATCAATAAATGGTAAAGTTTTATAATCACCAAATACATCTTTATATGTTCCGTATAATAACAAACGTGCCGCGGCATATTGATAATTTGGTGCTTCTAACGATATAAGATCGTTGGCGCTTCTAACTAAGATTTCTTGAATTTCACTTGTGCTCATTCCATCGTAGAATTGAATATTTGCATTCATTTCAATTTGTGAACTGCTGACTCCTGCTAGTCCTTCACATGCAAATTCAACTACCTTATGAATTTTATCGATGTTAAGGTTTTCGCGGGTGCCATCGCGCTTAACGATCATTGTACCGTTTGACATGTTAACTCCCTTTTCTGATTAGTTTGATATTTATTGTTTGATTGGCATGTGGTATATTTTTTGTGTGCGGAAACTTGATGGGATTGAATCCTTGTCAACATAAGTTTCTTTATCATAACCTAATACCTTCCTGTCTACATAAAGTAGATAATAATAGCTTGAATTTGCTTCATCTATACCTATATGTATCTCGATGTTAGCATCACTAAAGCACTCACTTAATTGTATAGTATAACACATTCCTAGAATAATGCAATACTCACAATACTCATTTTCTTCAATTAGTTCCCAAGGACTTGGCCAAGTCTTAGGTTCCCATGGATCAGTATATATGCTAACAACAGGAAAGTCAAGATAATAATTTACCACATCCTGCAATGGATTTTCAGATTTTGTCAAGCCTTCTCTAAATTGTGACCAATCTTTTAGTCTTTTTTCATAAGTCATTAAGTATAACTGTTAATTTGGTACCTGATGTTTCCTTGACCAGCAAGAGTATTGCTGTATTTTACTACTGCTGTTTCTTTGAGCAAATCATTATCTAGATCAACAAGCTCTACATAGAACTGTAAAGCATCGCCATCTGACGAAAGTCCTGTCCAGGTGTAATCATCGTCAACTGATGACTCTGCCTGCGCTCCTGTTGCAGTTGGATCTACATGGATACTAAGTTTTCCTTTGCGAATACCTTGTGAAGTAGAACCACTTGCTTGGAATACATATTCTATTTCATATGTTCTAATAGTATCTGAAGGTAATCTAAATAGTTCAGTTGCGTTGGTAGGCAAAATCTGTGTTAGATTTGATGAAATGATCGCATCATTATCATAGAAAGATAATCCCTCTACTTCAGGTGTATAAGGAACAACATCTGATGATCCAACTAGGTAAGGAGCCAATGCTTCTGTCCTATCAAATTGTACTCCACTTATTAAATTACCACTATCTATCAATCTTACTACTGAATGAGCTGGATTTTCTTCTGTGCCGTTTCCATCATTACCTACATTAATAAAGTAATTGTCTCTAATAATGTTTTTCGTACCTGCGTCTATATTAATAGCATGAGTATTAATATCTATAAAGTAGCAATTTTGTATAAGGTTACTGCTTGGACCAAGTGTTTGAGAACCTGGAGTACCTTTTGTATTTTGGTCTCCTAATTCAAATGAAACACTATTAACAGTAAATCTACAATTTTTAAATGTATTATATGTTATATCAGTAGTTGATTTGATTGCAGTTGAAAACCCAGATATATCAATATCAACAAAATCGTTTTCTTTACTAGATGTTGAAATAAGGCTTGATCCATTTATTTCAAATGCAACGCTGTCAGCATTAACAGGGTCAGATGAATCCCATGGTCCTATCATTTCTAAATTATTAAAGTTACTGTGTTTACAATTTTCTAATACGAAACATTTAGACTGATTTTGTAATTCTATTGTCATGTCGCTTATACGAATATATTGTGCTTGATTGTCTTCATCATCAGTGGCATGGTTAGTTGCAGGAGATCCGGGAGAACTTGTAAAGTTTACAGTTTCAAACGCATGATTAGTCCCTGTCATTACAATTTTTGTTTTTTGCTTACCTGCACCTGCTATAGATACATAAGGCGGGATATAAATTGTGTCACTTATTTCATATGTGCCTGCCGGAAAATACAATACTTCTCTAGCACTAGGATTAGTTTTAGTGCTGTTGTTTACATACAAATTATCGATAGCTCTTTGAATAGATTCTGTTTGATCAGTGCCGGTTTCGCCGTCTGGACCGAAACTTTTAATACTTACGATCTCATCTAATCTAGTTTGGAGAGATCTTTCAATAGGAGTAGATGCAGATGGTCCAGTTTGAATATAGGCTCTGTCCACTTTATATGTATAGGTATTAGCAAACTGAAAAATATCATCATGTTCAGTTAATACCTTGGTATTACCAACAGCTGGTGCACCTTCTGACACTGCACCATTACCAATATATAATTCTCTTGAATCAATAGCCCAGCCTAGCTCTCCGCTTGCGAGCTGAGGAAGTCCTGATCCACTATTTTTTCTTCCTCTTCTGATTTGTATCCGACTAATTTGTACTACAGCCATCTATATTCTCCTGTTAAACATATTTAGCCGTGTTGTTCATAGAATTGATACACTCTATTGTACCATTCGTTTCTCCACTCGTCGTATTCATCTGGCCATACATCAAACTGTTGATATTCTCCAGCACGACTGCACATAAACACATGCCCTTCGCGAATGTTAGTGCCGTATATTTCATTGTGTGCTTCTGCATATGCCACAAGTTGTAGGAAGTAGTCAACTACCCATTCAACCTTCTTAGGCTTGTTAGTTTGCTTGAAGTCCATGATTGAGGGTTGACCTTTATATTGTCCTACTAGGTCAGTTGTACCGGCATACATATTGGGCATATATAAATTTACCTCAGAGCCCCATATTTCATCTACATGGGCTAGTGCATTTTCTCTGATTACCTCTGCCATACCGTGTGCTTGTTTTGCATATGGGTTAGAGCCTGGAGTAGGCCACTCGCCATATTCAATGTAGTCCTCAAGGTATTTGTGCATCCGGGTACCAACCCCCGCCGCTTCTGTTACAATCTCTTGTGCTTTTTGTTCACCCACCCTCTTACGCCAAGCAATGAGGTGTGTCTTATCTTTGGTGGCGTCAAGGATAGTTGTTACAGAGGCCACTGCATTTCCGTCGGGGGTAGCATAGAGCCGCTTGCCGTTTATTTCTTTACGGTTAATGGGGGTGTATTGATAACGTTCTGTGATTAATGTCAAAGTAATTTTCCTATAATTTATACTATTATAGCAATAACAATCGCATATGTCAAGAAAAATTATAGGTCAGTTAAATCAACTGCACGTTTTGCCATACTTGAAACAGTGTTTTTGGATTTTTTGCGTGAACTGCCCAATTTATCAGCGTCATCACTGTATAAAGTAACACCTTCTGGATCGTATTTGAGCATGTCTTGCAAGGTTTGATCATTTTGATACATTTTTTCAAAAGAATCTTTGTTGAATTCAGGAACGCCTACATTTTTCATTAGGGTATCTAGTTCATCCCAAGTCAGTTTAGTGCCTGGTTCTTGTGTATTTAGAACCTGAACAACCTTTTCTAGGGATTCATTTATTTTTTTTTTGAAGCTAATAATTTAGCAATGCCTCTGCTACGCTCAATACTTTCACGTTTTGCACGGCCTGCTTCTTCTTCACCACCTGCGGCTGTTTCTGCACCAGCAAACTCATCGTCGCCGTCTACATCAACAGTATCCATATCGTCGCCTGCATCAATGTCATCTTCAGCGTCTACAGTTGGCTCCATGTCCATTTCGTCGTCAGCACCCATTGTGTCCATAGGCTCACCTTCACCGGTCAACATACCAACACCTGCTGTAAGGCTTTCACGAGTTGTTTCTAATGTTCCGTATAATTGCTCTAGGGCAGGTTTGACTGCAGCTACAAAAGATTCGCTTTGTTCGGTACCCATTTCGTCTCGGATAGCATCTGCTAGTTCTAGCATTGATTCTGTTTGCATTTCTGCTGTGTCTTCCATCCAACTTGTAATACGGTCGACCATATCTTTTGCCGCCATTACTAATTCTGCAGTGTCTTCAGCACCTTCTTTTACAACGGAACCAGTTTGGGATTCAGCACGTTCTTCAATTGCTGTATTTAGAAGTTCTAAGAACATTTTGTTTTTTTGATAAGAATCATCTTTAAAGACTTTATCAAAACTTTCGTTAGTTTCGTATTGGCTTAGTTTTGTACGCACTTTATTACGTGCATCTTCTAATTGCTCAATAGTAAATTTATCTAGATTAATTTTTTCACCAAATTTCTTAGCGATGTTTTCATTAATCATAGTTGAATTTAATGGTTTTCCAATTTCTCTAATGTTCATTGTTACTCTTCCCAAACTATTTGTTATATTTATTTATCAAATACTAGCTGTAAATAATTTTTTCTAACTTTGATTTATAATCTATAACTGTAGTCTTTGCAATATCATATCGTGTTTCTGCAATTTCACGTTTGAAGTTATCTTTAGACACTTTCATTGTGTGGTTATAGAATAAAGCATCGTTAAAGTATTTTTCAATCACGCTGTCCCAATCCATAATATTTTTTTCGTAGTTATATCCCTGGGCTTTTGTTTTCGCCAAAGCTAATGCGGCCGCTTTACTAAATGTTTTTTGCACTTGCGCATTTGATTTACAATCATATATCAAATATCCAACTTTGCTTTTCCTAACCGCGTATTGCTTTATCCTAATACTGTTGCCCTTGACATAAGGAAACACAGTATGATCTATCACACGGTTAAGAATTTCATCTAAATCTTTAGCTAGTTGTTTGTGTTTCATTGCGCATTACCAAGGTAGAACCATTTTTTTGTATTTTACTTACTAAACTTTTGCGAATAAGAGATTCAATTATGACTCTTTCTCTTTCCCCAAAACTTTGTAATTCTCTTATACCATCTATTGTATCTAACAACTCTTTTTCTTCATTAGAGGTATATATAACAAAATTTTCTAATATATCATTCATCTTCATTAGACATGATCCTCTAGATCATTTATGTCAAATGTAAACGCTTCTGGTTCCCCTGGCTTACGCTGAGGGTTTTGCACAGTTACTTTATTGCCCTTTACACTTCCGACTTTAAACCGTGCTTTTTTTTGTTGATTTTTTTGATCAGTTGGTAGCTCTATTTGGCTTCCTGGTTTGATTGCTTTCTTAAGCATCTGCGTTTTTGCTTTTCCTAGCTTTTTTTCCGCAGCACTTACTGCATAGTCTGTTGCTTTTTTCTTTAATCTGTCTGGAGTGTTTTGGTAAACAAAATTACCTACGTTTTCAGCACCTTTGTGTACTTTCCTCATTCCTCTTGCAGTGCCTTGTACACCTTTTTGAGCAGCCGCTCCTGCAGACCTTGCAGCTCCGCCTACTGATTTCGCCGCGCCACCTACTGCTCTAGCAGCACCGCCTACTGCTCTTGCTGCACCGGTAGCAACTCTTCCTACGGCGCCTAATGCTCTAGTTACACCGCCTGCAGCCCTAGCAATACCCATAACGACTGGCAAAATTTCGTCTAGTTGTTGTTCTGTTAAATTTTTTCGCTCTGCTAGGTTTTGAACAGCATCTTCTTTGAATTCATCAAATCTCATTTGCTTTTTCTCCTACCAGAATATTTTCTTCTGTTGAGCTTAACAAGTCTACGACTAGCTGGATTTGCTCTCTTAGTACGTGTAGTCTTAATTTTAATTATACTACCTTTACGAGCTTTTGTTCTTTTTAATGACACAGCTTGCTTCATATTTTTTGGTGCTGTGCAGGTGCTAGGTTTAGCAACAATTCTACCTTTTCTTGTGCCTGAAGTACAACGGTATTTTCTCACATTCTTAGAGCCTGCTCTACTCCATATCTGTGTAACACCTTCTGTAAATAGTTCACGTAGAATCATCTTCTTTTAGCCACTTTAGGTTTACGGTTAAGAGCTTGAACTCTACGGCTTGCTGGATTCACCCGTTTAGTCTTCTTTGCCTTTCGAGCCATTCTTCCCCCTAGACGTGCTTTAAGACGTTTAAGGGCAAAACGTTTTTTGACATCAGGAGCTGCAAAACACTGAGCCATTTTCGCAACAATACGTCCTTTCCTAGATCCAGATGTACATCTATATTTGCGTACAACCTTCTTCCCGGATCGGGCCCATATTTGTCTTTCATCAATCGTGGATGTAAGTTCTCTTAACAGCATAATGTATTTATGTTGGAAAATTTAATTTGAAAAATTTAGTAGGAGTACTACTATAGTTGAAAGTAGTCCTGCTACGATTGTTCCGGTGGCACCTATAATAACTTTTATCATTGACTTGTTACCATGAACAATATCATTGTGAATATGTTCTACTTTTTCTTCGATTTTGGTGAGGCGACCTTCTAAGACTTCATATCGCTGGGCACATAAGTCTACGTGTGCTTCTAAATTTTCTTTTTCAAGATCTGTTGGCTGTGCCATCTTAACTCCATTGTACCCTTACCCTTGGGCAATTAGTAAACTCTTAGTTGGCCTAATGAATGGATGCCTTTTTTTGCCTTATACAAAGTTATTTATCATCTACCTTGAAAATAATATTAGTATCTTTACCTTTTGTAATGAAAACTGGTTTGGTAACATTAAAGGTTTCTTCTAAATTACTTATAAATGGCACTAAATGAAAATCTTCAACTAGCATATCTTTTGTTAATCCTTGTTGATATTCAAAATCAACAATAACTTTCCAAACTTTGTTTTTTCCAAAAATTTTGTGATCAGATTGATTTGTTTCGCAAGATATTGGACTAGGGTTAACTCGTAAGCCAATAGTTTGTATCAGAGTATTATAATTGTTTTGTTGATCAACTAGAAATTTATCATCGCCTCGACGAGCTTTTGTTTCTGTGACATCAACAACAGTTTCAATGATAACTTGCATGATACTATTTACGGCCAAAAAAAAGCGCCACTAACAAAAGTGGCGCTTTGGTTCCTAAGGTAGTTAGGATTAGTCAGTAAATGTTACATCAATAGCAACAGTTGCGGCAGCAAAATACTCGCCAGCGTCTGCTGTATTAGGTGTACCTGTACCTTGTAGGGCCATCTTCGCGGCTGTAGTTACGCCGGCTGTGAAAGGTCCAATAGCGGCTACTGTGAATGCATCACTTTGTGCATTTGAATTTACAAGTGAAGCTCCTGTAGTGATACCGTTTACGATACCTTCTAGTTGTGCTTGTGAAATTGCTCCACCGCCAACACCAACTTCTACAATGTGTGTTACTCCACCTAAACCGTTGCCGGATGTTACGTTATAATTGTCGACGCCTGCAATAGCGCCAAATCCTGGTCCTGCCATTTTATTTCTCCTATTTCTCTAATGGCAAATTCACTCTCTGTGAACTTGTTATTATTATTTAGTCTCTTTAGGAAAATATATGGTTTAACGGCCCTTTTTGGCTCTATTATGTAATGCTCTTAGCATTTGTACATAGCCAGGGCCAGCTTTGACTATATCATCAAGCATTTTTATAGCAGGCATATATCCTTGCACCATATTACCACTTACACTTTTGCCCTGTTTTGCTTGATCTAGAAAACGTTTTGTCATCATCAGATTTTCGACCCCTACAAGATATCTATACAGACTTAGATCTTTTCCGTCTGTTGTAATATCAGGCAAACTTACTGTAGGTTCTTGGTCAGTTACTGTACCGCTTTCTAAGTCTTTTTGGCTTGCGAGTTTTTCTAAATCATCAATTAGGTCACTGCTTCTTAACTTAGCTCTTGTGGCAAACAACAATTTTGTAACAGCCGTTTTTCTTCCTTCTATGCCTATTGAGTCAAAATTTGTAATACTTCTACGTATTTCTTTGTAGGTACTGTTTGTTATACCTAAATTTGATTCTATCCTAATAAACATTTCACTAGGTTTACGAATAGATTGGCCGTTAGCTATAGATTTTAAATAACTGTTGAGAGACATTAATGGTAAGGATGTTTTGTCTCTCAGCCTCTGAGCCGCTCCTGGATCTTTTAATCTTCCAATAGCTGACTCGTCACCATTTACAAAATAAATGAAATTATATAAGTCTGTGCCACTTATTTTGTAATAACGGTAAAGTCCATCACTTGTAGTATTTTTTGCATAGGCTCTTGCTGCCATGCTATATTTTGGAAATTTTCTTAATAATTCAAGAATCATTAAACTAAGATACAGGCGTTCACAACAATCTGTGTAGGTCAATGTCCTAACATTGTTTTCGTTACGTGTTAATCTTGCTTCGTGTAATTCTTGAATAAAGTTCATTATAGATATTTGCTCGGTTCTGCCATATCCACTGCTCCCAGCATTGCACCTAGGATTTTCTCTACTTCTTCCTTAGACTTACCTTTCATAACTTTTTCAAAATTACTTGACTTCTTTAGCATATTATCAAGTCTTCCTTTGTCATTACTTTTTAAAGGACTACCTGGGCCAATTACACCTCTTATAGCTGTAGCTCTGGCTTTGCTTACTTTAAATTTTTTGCCGTCATCAGTGGTAATAGTATCACCATCATCATAGTCTGTTGCTCGTAACAACCTGACAGCCATAGCTGTTGTTGCTTTGTCATCCATATCTTTATCATCGATGTCTAATTCAGCACCATGTCCCTTTAAACCATAATCCGGGTCGCCAAAGGCTTCTTTAATATCTTTCATTTTCATTCTAGTTCTCCTTACCTTGTTGTCTTGCGGCTCTAGATCCCGCAGTAAATGTTGCTCGCGGCACTAATTTCAAATCACCGCCTGGGTGTGCCATTACATAGCCTTCGCCACCTTTTTGCCCACCCATGCTTTGTTTGATGCCTTGATCTTGTGCGTCAAGTTTTGCAATTATATCATCCTTCACTCTTTGTAAAGTTGATACAGTTGTCCATAAACTTTTAAATGCACTCATGTGCATCTTTATATATTCTAATACCTTTGCTTTTTTCTTTTCACTTATTTTTGCTGTTTGCAACCATTGAGCAAAGTCGCCGCCTAAATTAGTTAAGCCAGTGTCAACCTTGCTATTAATATACGCATATAATAATTTAGGAAAGTCTGTCATTTGATTTGCTCTAAGTGCAGGTTCATTTAACAATTCATCTATACCTTTAGCATTTTTCTTAATAACAGTTTCTAAAGAATTAAGTTGTTCATTATCAACTTCAACAGGTCCTAGTGCTGTAACAGGCGGTACTACTAATACAGCATTGCCTTGGAAAATATCAAAGTCTTTTAACGGGCCTTCATTACCTTCTTCGTCAACTATTCTATGTATAACAATACCCGTCTTACTTTTGCTTATCCTTTTTCCTAGATCTGACTTTGTGTTAATTGCGTAGGTAACTCCTGTTGGATTTGGTTTGAATACAAAGTCGCCATCTTTTACTGGCGGTGTTGTATAATAAAGTAGGTCGCCTTTAAAGTATCCTCTGAAATCTTCCGGTACAGCTTTTTCAAATAAAGGAAAAATGCTTGCCATATTATTAGCAAATGCTATACGCTCCGGATCATCTCGCTTCGCTCCACCTCCACGGTTGAGCATGAAGTTTTTAATTTCATCTGCACTCTTGGCTCTTTCGGGTGTGCTTTTGTTGAATCCGCCTTTGTCAGAGAGGATAAACTCTCCATCTGCATTGCGACCAAAAATGAGTGCGGGAGATCCATCCCATTTGATTGTGACATCTTTGTGACCCTCCTGTTCCATACTACGAAGTGCTTGCAAAGCTCGCATAGCACCTTTACTACCTTCCCAAAAGATAACGTCTTCTAGGTGTTGTATTCTTGCTTCTGCTTCTTTAAGTAGACTTTCGCCTACAAGTTTACCTCTAGCCGGATGCGGTGTTTCGTTGCCGCCAGGTTTACTTTTTTTCCTAAAGGCGTCTTGACCGTTAAGTTGACCAGCTGGGCCTGTCTTATATTTTTTTATTTCACTGAATCTCATATGCCTGCTAGTTCTCTTATACGGGTTAATTCTTTGTATAGAGTATCACTCGATTCTGGAACACTCTTGCCTTCTTTTTCCATTGCTTCTTTCCACGGAGCAATTAGTTCTTCGTAGTTTGGATCACTCTTTAATTTTGCTAACATACTTTCTACTGTATGTGTGTCAGGTTCTTTAGCACCTTTACCTAATAGAATTTCTGCAATTTCATTCCAATTATCAGCAACAACTGCATCACCATTGTTTGGATCAACTACGCCTTTAGTCGGGCTAAATTTGTAGCCTCTACCTCTTGCAAGACTAGCAAGTAGTACAGCTCTGTCTTTACCTGTGTATTGTTCTGTTCCGCCGCGTTTGGCCCCACGCTGATAATCTGGTTTAGTAGTTAACATAAAGTCTGCTTGTACATAACCTTTGCCGCCTTGAATAGGGACACGGAAATGTACTTGAAGCCCTGCATCTGCTACCCATCCTGCTGTAAAGGTTCTACCCTTGTTCATAATTTCTAAATCTGGAATGCCTTGTTTCTTGCACCATGCTACAAGTTTTGCAATTAATTCTTCTTTGGTAATTTTGTTAAGGTCTGTGTTAAGATCCAAATCGCCTGAAGAGTTCTTTTCAAAAGTTCCGTCTGGATGTGATTTCTTTCCAGTACTACCTAATAAATCCTCTTCTACAAACTCTAAACCTGTAATTTTTTCAATGTAGTCAACAGTAGGCCTAACTGCTGATGTTGGAATACGAGATGTTAGACGAGTTTCACGATCCTTCGGATCCTTTTTAAATACATTGTTACTTTCTTTAATAATCATTTATGTTCTCTCTGGACTCAATCACTTTATGTATTGAGCGTTTAAATTTGCGTATATCACCTGACTTGATGCTATTAAGGAAACGTCGTTCTATTTCACTTGCTGTTGCATCATCATAATTGTCGCTTATTCTATTTAAGAAGTTGATAGCACTTTCAATAATATTACATCCTGTAGATTCTACAAGGTGATCTGTATTGCTTCTATGCAAATTGTTTAGTTCATCAAGTATAGAACGTGTTCTCTTTTTCATTAGACTCTCCGTTAAACTATTTAGCGTAAGAATAAATATGATTAGTACAACTTAGGAGGGCTACAATGGAAATATCTAAACTAAATTTCAAAGAAAGATCCTTATTATTTGCAAAATTATCTAGTATATCGTATTATAACGTAGATGAAGCGACAAGTCAAGCAAAAAAATTAGGATTTACAACAATAGAATTTTATGATAAAGACGGAGCACAAGCATACCGCTTTATGAATAAAGAAGATCTAGTAATTGCTTGTAGGGGTACACAGCCTACACAATTTAATGATATCAAAGCTGATTTGAGAGCAATTCCAGTTATGGCAGAAACAGTAAGTCGTGTACACAAAGGATTCAAAAAAGAAGTTGACGATATATGGCCTATGGTGCAAGAAGATTTAAACAGAAAAGTTAACTCCAACAAAAAGTTATGGTTCTGTGGGCACAGTCTAGGTGCCGCGATGGCAACAATAATGGCTAGTCGTTGCAAGCATGATAATAATTTAAACAACCCGATTGAACTATACACATATGGCTCTCCTAGAGTAGGATGGAGAGGTTATGTGAATAGTTTGGATGTTGATCATCACCGTTGGGTAAACAATAATGATATTGTTACCAGAGTGCCATTATGGATAATGGGATACAGACATCACGGCGAGGAACATTACATGAACGCTTATGGTAATGTAAGGAATCCTTCAGGCTTTCAAAGGTTCAAAGATAGAATTCGTGGTATGTGGATGGGCTTAAAGCAAGGCTCAATTGATAATTTTTCAGATCATTCAATGACTAATTACACAAACTATCTTGAAATGTATGCTTCAGGAAAAGAGAACAGCCAAAAATAATAGAAGTTCAAAAGAAAAGGCAGTGCGCCGATTCACTGCCTTACTTTTATTAAAGTCCGCTAGGTACAATAATATAATGGATCATCAGCACCAGTGCAACACTTGCACCTAAGCCTACCATCATCTTACCAAAGTCCCTTGCTACTAGTGGAAACACGCTTTTGGTCTTAACTTTGCCAAAGTATGTTGCCATAGCTAGTTCTCGTCCTGCAAGCAAACCTACAAACACCCATGTTGTACTCATTGGAATGTCGTTTAGTTCTTTGAAGAAGAACAAGCACATCCAATAGAACAAGTCAATCAGTGTTGCACTTCGTACATAACGAGTGTTGTGTTTCTCTAGAACAATCTGTTGTATCTTGCCGCCTTTTTCTCTAAACATAAAGAACAAGCCTGCAACAAACACAAATGATATAAAGATCATCATATCTACTGGCACTATCCGTGGTAGGAACACTGCGATGTTTGCCATGTCATGACTTAGCCATGTCCACCACAAGCCGCCTGTTGCTACCCATTGTGCGATACGCCAAAACTTCTTATTGCTCTCCGTTACTGGCTGTGTTTCATCATACCACTTACTAAAGAACTTGTGTATTGCAAACCAAATCACATAAGCAAATGCCGCTGCAACACCATAACCCATAATCGATTTCATAAGCATTTTCTCTAACACAAAGGTTGAAGCAAATACTGATAGAACCAAGAATGAAGTTGATACAGGCACACCAAGTCTAGTAAGTGCTACTAAGATAGCAGGTGCGGCCGCATGATACCATTGGACTTCTTGCCAAGGTATTCTAGTTAGTCGTTCGTAACTGATGTCACCACCATTTACACTCCAACCATACCACAGGGTTGCAAGCAACACTGCACTTGCCGCGGCCCATAATGTTTTATAGTTGAATCTCTCATTGTTACTAGCCATCCATGTACCGAGAGTCTGTACTGAATCGTTTGCTATAACCGCATATGCGGCAAGCAGGAACCCAACAAGGCTCCATAGAGTGAATGCGTCCATTTTTTATCTCCTCGCTTGACGGCTTTACCCCGTCGCTCACTAATAAGACCAAGCTCGACGTATGCTTGGCAATCTTATTTACATGATATTTTGTAAATTAATTTATAAGTCGAGAAAATAGTTTAGTGCGTTAATTTAGCGCACCTTAAAGAGTAATATTATTACTCAAAAGGTGATCTATGCAAAAATGTAATTACACTCATGCAAAAAAAGCACTAGGAAATAAGTAAGCATGGCTGTACTATTATATAAATACACAGGTACAACGAAAGTATAATAGTTTTGTTGCACCACACATAGACACATTGGATAGACAATGCGGATTATCCATCCGTTACAAGTGATTGACGAGTACCAAAGGTACTTGCACCGCCGGGGAAGTTCCGGGGTATTGCTTTCCTCAAGCATCCATAACATTCAAGGAGAACAAAAATGGTTAAATCCATAGTAAACAGCCTTGTGAGTATGTTTGGACGCAACTCCTCACGTTGGGATCATGACATTCTTATTTGGGCACGTACAGAGTACAAAAACGATTGGCAGTATGCTTATTACTACATGTTGAACAATAACGGCAAAGCCCCAATTATAGGAGTGAACACATAATGACACAGGCAATTTTAACAGCAGCAAATTGGTTAAATTTTGATGGACTAGCGGACCTAATCCGTAACATTCAACGCAATAGAGCTCGCAAGGCACTGGAGCGCAGAACAATCAGAGAACTTTCAAGACTTAGTGATCACGAACTCCACGATTTAGGAATTGGACGATCAGACATAATATCTATTGCAAAGGGAGAATTTTACAAATGAGTACATTAGCACAAACATACTGGACATTTACATGTAAATTTTGTGATGTTATTCGTAAGGTATTATTAGCATCCTTTGTAGGTGTAATTGCTTTCGGCGAAAATGCAGGTAGAGCAAGAGCAGCTTCTGAATTAGCACGTATGGGCTACTATGACGAAGCAAAGATATTAATGTTAAAGAAAGTTGAGGAGTCTACAAATGCAGGTTAAAGGTAAAGAATATTTACAGGGCATAGTTATTTTATTTGGTATGCTAGTAGTCCTATCTGCTATTATGGTGCTTAACGGTTTGCACTATGCAGGAGCACTATAATGTGGCCATATACAGATGAAGAAGCCAAATTTTTTAATGGCAACAGTTGACATTGATAAATAAACGTGTTACATTAGTAAAGTTACTAAAGTAACGAACATACACACACACTAAGGAGAATACTATGTTCAAAACACCACAAGAAATGGCTGAATTTATGAAGTCATTCACACCTAAAGTATCAACAAACAAAAACGGCTATGAAATCCGCACACAGGTATTAGAAATGGCCAAAGATAATGTATGGAGCGATTTTCATGCCAAATTTAATGGCTGGGAACAAACTGTAACACGTGATCCAAAAACAGGCGAAGTTGTGAACACAGTAACAATGCCAGAAGTACCAGGTATTGATGCTGTACTAGAAGCAGCTGAAAAGTTCTATGCATTTGTGAATAGCAATAAATAATAACATAAACTATAATAATAGACGGGGCATAGCCCTTTAATAATAGATAGTACAAAGCAGCCCCTGCTAACGAAATCGAGAAAGTCCCTGAGCACTGAAAAACTCAAACTTTCCAAAAGTTAGCAGGGGTTAATCTATTTTACACTAATTCAAGTTCGATTGGTTCTGCAATAGGATCATTAATAAGAGCTTCTTGTATATACAAATCAATGCCTATGTTAGGAGTAGGAAAAACTGGAATGCCAAGTTCTCCTATTACATTAAGAACTGTTTCAATTTGTCCAACTGTCCAAGCGGCTAAATCATTTATTCCTATACCGTGTAAATCAACTATAGCCCGTTCTAGTTCGTAAGGTTGTTCTAAAGGACTGTCACCAAAATTATATGAGTAAGTCAGCACACCGTCTATACCAATTGTAATACTGTCGGGAAAGTTAGTACCCGGAATAAAGTTAGCAAGGGTGTTCTTTGCAGTATCATAAGCCTCTATAGCAAAATCTTTTGCATCTCCTGATGCATCTATAATAGCATTTTGTAAATCACTGACTTCGGGTATTTCAGGTACAACTTGATCTATACTAGGAAAAGTAAATATCTTAGATACAGCATCCCTTACTTCTTGTTCTGAAGGGAAACTTAATCCATAATATTCATTAACCACTGCTGCAAATGCACCTACTGCATAAGTGTAAGGTGGAGATGTAAAGTAGTTCGCCATTGTTCCTGCTGAAGTACTAACAAATTGTGCAATAGTTTGATCAATGAGAATTGCATCTTTAAGATTAGCCAATTTGTCCATTGCAAGTTGTACTTCTTGCTCAATATCTCCTAGGTCTGGTATAGGTATGCCCAGGTCAGCAAATGCATCTTTCCAATTAGGAACACTTTCAGCATAGGCCTTAATCTTAGCTTTGACTGAATTAGCTGATTCTAGATAATCAGCTAGAGTAATATTAAGTTCTGGAATAATAACAATGTTATCTAGTAAATTTTGTAGTCCAGGAACTATGGTTATAATGGCGTCTAATGCTTCAAAAATGTATAAGGTCTGCACATCTTTAGGTATACCTTGAGAGAGCGCCTTGATGCGCTGTTCAGAACTATCATAGGAACTAGTTGTAATTGGTCTTGGGACATGCCTAGTTTCGTAATCGTAATCTTCTAAAGAATCTGCGCCCACAATAGATCTAAGTTTAGTTTCTATTAGAGTAGGATTAATTGCTTCTGCAGGGGTTAATACAAGTGGTCGTGTTACTAAAGCCATGTAAATATTTAGCGATTATATGTTAACGAGTTTCCTATAATCTTTTATGGGCTTAGGTTATTAAGATGTGTTTGACGATCTTTTTCGTGTAGGATGCCTTCGCCAAACACACCAACAAACTGTGTGCCTGCTGATCCTTTGACTTGTAACTCAATGTCTGTGCATTCATCATATATAAACGGCACCTGTCTGTCAACGATCATCTG